GGGCTGGCGTCGGCCGACAGCATTCAGTTCACGATCAAAGCGATCTTCGACAACTAATGTCCGACGTCAAGTGGCGCGACGTTCTGACGCCTGCGAGGGTCCTCGCGGCGAACGGCACCCAGGTCATCGCGACGACCTCGGAGACGATCATGTGTCCGGACTTCACCTTCGCGGCGGACGCGATGGAGGTCGGGGACGTCTACAAGTACACGCTCTTCGGCGACATGTCCACGGTCATCACGACTCCCGGTACGGTCACGTTCAGACTTCGCTGGGGTGGCGTCGGTGGCACGTCGCTCGCGGCCTCTGGCGCGTTCGCTCCTGATCCCACCGCCGCCTCCACGGATGTCACCTACTGCGTCGAGTGGTACGTCGTGTGTATGTCGGTCGGGGCCACGGGCGCTCTCAAGGCGGTTGGGAAGATCGAGTGGAACGATTACGACGATGCCTCAGCTGCGACGATCGTCGGCAATCTCAACATGCGACTCGCTCCGACCTCGGCTCTCGCAGATGCCGGCACGACCGTGGATACGACGACGGCCAAGGCTCTCTCGCCGACGGTGCAGTTCTCCGTTACGACGGCTACGACGCAGCTCACCAATCACCTCGCGATCCTCGAGTCGCTGAACTAGGGCGCAGCCATGGCCCCACGCGGCGGCCCGGCATTCCCGACAATCCCGACGGTCGCTGACGCGCGGATTCTCTCTGTCTTAGCGACTTCGCCAGCGGGCACCCACACCTCGCCGAACCTCTCCTCGTTGCGCAAGGCAGCGGGCGATCTCCTGATCGCCATCGTCATCATCTACGACGGCAACTCGACCAATGCTGAGTTCTCGGCCTGGGGTGGAGGATTCACTGAGCTTCCGGTCGGAGGCGACAACGCGGGCACGGCCACGATGGGGATCGGGGTAGCCTACAAGTTCTCGACCGGGGAAGAGACGGGGACGTTCACCGTTACCTCGGCGGATACGTCGACGAACGACTCGGCCTTCTTCCTGCTCTCGATCTCAGGCGCGCACGAGACGTCGCCGCCCGAGGCGGGGAGCTTCGTGACGGGGACAGGTTCAGCTGCCGATCCTGGGTCGTTCAACCCTCCCGGCTGGGACGCCGAGCAGACGCTGTGGATCGCCGTGGGCGCGAGCGGCGAGGACGCGCTGACCGGATCGTTCACTGGGGTCGCCTCCGGTCCCGCGAACTTCACCGGCTACGTCGACTCAGGGATCTCGGCTGATGCCATCGGGGGAGTCGAAGGCGCGGTCGCCTTCCTGCGGCTCGACGCGGCCTCGCTTGACGTCGGAACGTTTTCGGTCGACACCTCGAACGCGAGAAATGCGGCGCTCGTAATCGCGGTCCGCCCGAGCGGCGTCACCTACACGCGACAGCAAGGCGACAGTTTCCCGCCCGGCCGCAGAATGCCGCGTAAGCAACTGCGCGACACTGCCGGCGAAGCGACAGGCGCAGCAACCATTCAGCAGGCGCTCACGGCCACCGTTACGACGACGGCGACATTCCTGAGGTCGGTCGGGAAGTTCATCACTGCAACGGCGACCTCAACGGCGTCCATCGTCAAGCAGGTCGGGAAGATTGTCTCCACGACGGTGACGAGTACCGCGACGATGGCGGTGCCGCGGTTGTTGCAGAAGGCGCTCACCGCGACGGTGACCAGCACTGCGACGATCGTGAAGAGTGTCGGGAAACTGATGAGCGCGACCGTCACGTCGACGGCGTCCATGACGAGGCAGGTGGGCAAGGTCCTGAGTGCCACGGTGACGAGCACGGCCACGATGGTCAGACAGGTAGGAAAGATCCTGTCGGCAACGATTACGACGACCGCCACGTTGCTCGCCCAGAAGGTCATCCTGAAGGCGTTGACGGCGACCGTGACGAGCACCGCCACGATCACGAAGCAGGTGAACAAGCTCGTGTCCGCGACCGTCACCAGTACGGCGACGATCGTCAGGCAGGTGGGCAAGGTCCTGAGTGCCACGGTGACCTCGACGGCGTCCATCGCCACCGTCAAGGTGAAGCTGCTCGCGCTGACGGCGACCGTGACGAGCTCGGCGACGATGGTGCGTCAGATCGGGCTGCACCTGTCGGCCATCGTGACGTCCACCGCGAGCATCGTGAAGCAGGTCGGCAAGCGGATCACGTTCACCGTGACGAGCACCGCGAGCATCGTCGCTCAGAAGGTCATCCTCAAGACTCTCACTGCGACAGTCACGACCACCGCGACTATCACGCGGAGCGTCTCCAAGAGCCTCTCAGCGGCCGTAACGACGACTTCAGCGATGACGAGGCAGGTCGGCAAACTCCTAAGCGGAACAGTGACGTCCACGGCATCGCTGGTGGCCGACGCGATCATCGCCGGGGCGGTTCAGGTGCTCGGTTACTTCGGCATGCGACCGCGGGGATCCGTGCGCTCGAGACCGAGCGAGGGCGACTTCGGCGGCGAACCCGGAGCGGGCGCCGGAGGTGACCCCGCAGAGGCAGACTTCGACACATCGCCCGGTGGGGAGATGGACTGACTACCGATAGGCGCAGTCGATGGCGCCTATCGCCCACTTCAAGGGCAACCGCTCTCCGTCGCTCACCGACACGATCTCGATCGACGGGGTCGCCTTCGACCTGACGGGCTGCTCGGTGAAGCTCAAGATGCGTGCGGAGGGCTCCTCCACGCTCAAGGTCGACACCGCCGCGGTCATCGTCACGGCAGCCGCAGGAACGGTGCGCTACGACTGGGCCTCCAACGACGTCGACACGGCCGGCGACTTCCTCTTCTGGTGGGAGGTCACGCTTCCCTCGGCCAAGACGCAGGACACGCCCGAGTTCGAGATCGTCTTCCTTGAGCACGCTCCCCCCTCGCCCAACCTGTACGTCCAGGTCGAGGAGTTCAAGTCGACGCTGACGCTCACGGGCACCTCGTTCTCGGACGAGGACGTTCGAGCTGCGCTCAAGGCAGCATCACGCGCTATCGACGAGATCGCGGGCAGGCGCTTCTACCCGGACGCGGACGCCGCGCAGGTGCGCTACTACTCGCCCGTCGATCCCTGGCGCCTGACGGTTGACGACGTCGTCACCATCACGACGCTCAAGACGGACACCTCTGGCGACGGGACATTTGAGAACACCTGGACGCTCAACACGGACTACACCGTCGAGCCGCTGAACGCTGCCGCAGATGGCGAGCCGTGGACGCACCTGTGCGCTCGGTCCACTGGGACGCTCACGTTCCCAACGGCCTACGCCCGCACGGTTGAGCTAACCGGCAAGTTCGGCTGGAACACGGTTCCCTCGCCGATCGAGCATGCGACGACGCTTCTGGCGCATCGGCTTCTGCGCCGAGCTCGCGAGGTACCTTTCGGGATCTCGGGTATCGGGCTCGACGGATCGGTTGTGCGGATCATGGCGCAGGACCCCGACGTGATGCAGCTTGTCGCGCCGTACTCGCGCGCTGTGCTTGTGGCGTAGATGGCGACGACGATCGCCGAGATCCGGGAAGGCATCGCAGCCAATCTGGCGACGCTCGAGGGCATCCAGGTGTCCGCCTACATGCTGGCCTCTCCGACACCGCCGGCCGCTCATGTCATTCCGCGCAGCATCCTCTACGACCGCACGTTTCGGGGGATGGTCGAGGTGACGCTGACCGTGCAGGTGTTCGTCTCGCTCGGACTCGACCAGGGAGCCCAGATGGCCCTCGACGAGAGACTGCTCGGCACGACTTCGGTGAAAGCGGCGCTCGAGGTCGACAAGACGCTCGGCGGGACAGTCAACGATCTGTGGTGCTCGGAGATGGAGAGTTACGACGTCGTGTCGATCCCTGATCGCGGGCAGATGCTGTCAGCGACATGGAGTGTGACTGTCCGTACTTAGCCGATAGGTGCGGCGATGGCGACTCTGACCGTGAACACAGTCACGCAGGCTGGGTTCCGCGACGACAACGCGCTCGTTGCAGCTGCGGGCGGTGGCGACGCTTTCGCGCCTGGCGCGACGACCTTCGTGCGGATCAACAACGCCGGTGGTGGCGCGATCACTGCGACGTTCGCGACACCGGGCACCGTAGGCACGACGGGTCTCACGATCGCCGATGGCGGCGGCTCCGTCACGAACGCGCAGTCACGCCTGTTCGGTCCCTTCCCCGGAGAAATCTACGCCGACCCGACGACCGGACTTGTGACGCTCACCTACTCGGGCGTGTCATCGGTCACCGTGGGGGTCTTCAAGCTGTGAAGGCGAAGAAGTATCTCCTCGGGTCGCAGGAAGGTGTCGACTTTGCCTCGGTGCGGCTCAGGGCAGAGCCGCAGTCGCTCAAGGTCGGCGACGAGGTCTCTCTCGAGCTCGACGACGACAGACAGGAGCAAGCGCTTCTCGCCGCCGCTTGGCTCAAGGATCCGAAAGAGAAGGAGGGCTAAGTGGCGATCTTCACGCTTACCGACGCGACGATCATCGTGAACGGAGTCACGCTCTCCGATCACGCGAACCATGTGACCGTCGTCGATACCCGCGACACGAAGGACATCACCGCGTTCGGCGCCACGAGTAAGGCGATCGCGAAGGGCCTTGGAGATGCTTCGATCCAGGTTGACTTCTTCCAGGACATGGCAGCGGGCAAGACGCACGCGACGCTGCAGCCGCTCATCGGATCAACCACGCCGGTGACGATCGAGGTCCGAGCCACGAGCGCAGGACGTTCGGCGACGAACCCTGCTGCGGTTCTCTCGGCTCTCTTGACGACGTACAACATGCTCGACGGAGACGTCGGCGAGCCGTCCATGACGAGCGCTGAGTTCGTCAACGCCTCGCAGACGGGGATGCAGTACCTGACGGCCTAATGGCCGCTCAGACCATCAAGGTCGAAGGACTTGCCGAACTCCAACGCGATTTCCGCAAGATCGCGAAGGACCTCGCGAAAGAGGTGCGCGAGGAGCTTCGCAAGGCTGCTGAACCCGTGCGGCAGGAAGCACAGGCACTGTTCTCTCCCGTGAGCGCGGATTCAGCCGCGGCGTACAAGGTTCGCGTTCGTCAGCGTGGAGTGGCAGTCGAGCAGTCGAAGCGCCGTGTCACCGGCCTACGCCCCGACTACGGGCGCCTGCAGATGGGGCGCGCGATGATCCCGGCCCTCGAGCGCAAGGCGGATGGCGTGCGTGACTCGCTCGGCGACATGCTCGAAAAGCTTGCAGACAAAAACGGCTTCGACTGAGGAGGCTAGGTTGTCCCGCTTCGGCACGTTCACGATCAACGGCTCTGACTACGACCTCGACGATCTCACACTGGATGAGATGGAGGAGATCGAAGAGAACGCTGGCGGCATCCCATATTCCGAGCTCAACTTTGGCTCGGCCAAGACCATGAAGGCGATCGCGTTCACGCTGATGCGTCGCAAGGATTCGACGCTCGAAATGGAGCAGATCGGGAAGATCAAGCTCCTTGACTTCGCCCCGGCCGACGAGGAGATGCCCGCCGGCCCCCCCGTCGAGGGCGCGGAGACGGAGACGGTAGACCCGAACGGTTCCGCGCCCGCCGATGCTGGAGCCCGGCTCTCAGCCGTGTCTACCGGTGGCTGACTCCGTGGAACATCGGGCAATTGACGATGAGGGAGTGGTCGGACATCGACGCTGATCTCTGGAACATGGAGAACGCGGCCAAGGGGCATCGCCAAGGCGGTGGTGCCCAGGCGTTCACGGCGCACGCCGTAGCGATGAGCGATGGCGAGCCGCACCCTTGAAGTTCAGATCGTCGGCGATGCCGCGTCGCTCGAGCGTGCGCTAGGGCGAAGCGCC